GAAGCATACCTTGACGTTCCATGAGGTAGGCATCGTGGAGGCTGTGGCGCATGACGTGAACAATAGGCACCCTATGTTCCGTTATGGGAAAACGCTTGAGGCCGCGCACCCTATGCGGGCCCAGCATGATCTGCAGTTCTATATTCCAGTCGCGCGCCCTGGCTTGAGAGGCCCGTATTTGTTTGACTGGATAAACAATTTTCTGCTCTGGAGGCTATTCAGCAAGAAGCATGCTGGTTGCATCCAGGAAGCTCACGACTATTGGCGCCCCGTTCCGACACATGCGATCCGCGGGGTTGTCAATATCTCCCACCAATTCAGTTCTGACCCAAGGAATCATGCGAACGAATTGGCAATGTTCTTTCCCAATCTCGGCCCGTCTGTTGAGGGGCGCGTCTTTGATGTAACTCGATTCGATGCTTTTTCCAGTCTCCCAAACATTGCTGCTAGCAAGACATGGGATGACATGTGTAGGAGTGTCGAGATCGCAGTCAAGACCTGCAACTGGACCGCAGAGAATTGGAGGTTCTATGATTCCGAAAGTCCTGTGTCTTTGACAAATCTCCTGGCATACAGGTGGTTGTCAACCACTTACGCAGCGCGCCGTGTATTGCGGCGCGACAGTAAGTGGGCTTTTTAATGCGCCCTCTCTCTGACTCGCCCGATTGGTGGTTATATGGATATCGCGTGGATGAAGTGAAACTGTCTCCTTTGAATTGGCAGAAGCCTACAGATGGCTCTGAGTTCAGTTCTAGCATGAAAGGAGTGAATATGTTTCGCCGTAACATCCAGGCAGCGACCATACCACATCCCATATTAGGCTACGTGGCACCACGGCCTGATACTGGGGATCAAGTGAGTCTAAAGCAGGGCGCTAAAAAGCGCTTAGTACACGAACGACCCGCGCTGAACAACAAATCCCGCCGGCGCCTGAAGCGATATGTCGCAAGGCGCCTGCCGAAGATGTTCAAACCGCTGCAAGGAACAGACGTCTTAACGTTTGAGGAATGGCTGGAACAGTCAAACTACCCTGAGTGGCGCAAGCAACAGCTGCGAGAGTGCGACCAAGCACTGGCGGCTGGCATTGTTCCTGAACACAAGATTTGGGAGGCTAAGATGTTCGCAAAAGATGAGTTCTATCTTGAATACAAGTATCATCGC